GTTCACAATACATCTATCATCTCCATTTATGGGTCTAGCTGGTTCTATTTGGCAATATAAAAGGGTAGGTAGTATGTTAGTACTACCTACCCTATTTACTAGGCTATTTACTGTGATGTTTGTTGTCTTCTCTGGTTCCTATGCCACTCGAATCTTTTAGGGTTACACTCACAGTCACAACGTATGTCTAGGTCCGGTTCTTCTCTAGTCTCACATATGTGGTCTGCTACATCTGAGCCCATCTCAGCCATTAGCTCTATTTGTTCTTCCCATGTTCCTATTCCCATGTCATATGCACAATCTAAGCAGCTATCACATACTTCTAGTGTCTTAACTGTTGTCATATTGATTCTCCGGTATTGTCCAGCTAAAGGGTTGAGTTACTTGTACCCTTTTGGTTTGTCGTTTTCTGCTAACCCTATCGATTATTCCTAGTATCTTGTCTATAGAATCCCCCTCTTTTACAGCTTCAAATTTTCGTCTGCTTATTTTGTGTTTAAACCTAAACATCCTTGACAATTCAGTGGCATCTAGTTGCCCTAGTTTGCCTACTGTCTTCATTGTTAGGCCATAGTCGTGTCTTACTTCATTGTAGCCAGATAGACCACATTGTAGTCTGTAGTTTAGCTGGCATTGCTCAGAGCAGATATAGGACATACCCTTTTGGTCATAGAGTACTAGTAGTGTGTCATCTCCACAGACACTGCATTCCCCTACATCGTCTACTAGGTCGAGTAACTTTAGCTTGTCTAACTTAATTGCCATTTAATTATTCTTCTTTCTTTATTTAATAATCCCCTAAGAGATAATCAATCTCTTAGGGGATATATTCTTATATATATTTATATATTAGGGCTGAGCAGTTTACCGTCTTGCTCAGGACACCTACTTAACTCTTGGGAGTTAAGCCCATAGATGCTAGTATACTTGAGCCTCGATTTGTGGTGTCAGAGTATGGATATACTCTTACACCAGGCACTCCCTTGCCTGTCCTGCCCTTGCCTACTGGCCTAAGTGTGATTAGCTTCCTGCTTTCGGCTTCCTTTAGGAAGTCGATAGGGCTAGCGTCATAGTACATCTGTGTGGCTTCATTGAAGCCACTAGTCACAGCATGGAAACTGGTAGTAATACCAGTTTCGCCAGCCCTAGGCCCTTTGCTGTAGGTGAATTCTTCACCTACTTTGCCATATTTGGGGTCTAACCAGACCCCAAGCCAGTCTTCCATGAGCATACGTCCGTCTTTCCCCTTTGCTTCTAGCTGCTTGATTTTAGCTTTGCTAATCTGTGTTCCCAATGTGTGTCTCCTGTCGATATGAATTTGGGGCAAGCCCAGAATCGACCCTCAAAGTTTAAACTTATAGAATTAGATAAGTCAACCCTAATCTCCGATTATGGGTTGACTTATCTAAAATTGGGGATTTTTGGGACTCAAAGTTTAAATTCCTAGCTTCATAGAAGCTAGATTGATCGGCCAGTCATGGCAAAATTTCCACTGTCCGAAATTCCAATTCTTAACTCCATAGGAGTTAAATTGACAGGCTAGGCACAAAATGAGAAAATGCTGCTGAAACCGGCGGAAATTCGTACTCATTTTGATTCACCGTCTAGGAGCTAGGATGCAAGATAAGAAGGCCCAAAGGATAGATGATAGGAGTGAGATAGCCTATAAACAACTCGGACCTAGTGAAAAGAGAAGATGGAGAAACCAAGAACGATTCTTGAAATGCTACCAAGAGACTAGGAGTAAAACCGTATCAGCAAGATACGCTGGAGTTAAATACCGAGCTATCATGAGGTGGTTGAAGGATAACATCTATGGATTTGCTGAGAGGTTGGAGGAGACCGACTTAGAGTTTTGTGAGAACTTAGAACAGCTAGCGTTACAGAGAGTCAAGATGCAGACTGCTCAATCGAATCCTGTCCTTATGATTGCATTGCTTAATGCCAACCTGCCTAGTAAGTACCGACCAACTGTTGTTGTGGCCGATGATACAGCTAAGGATGTTATGCGTGAACTAAGGTCTCTTGCTAAGTCGTTGCCTGATACTAAGTCGTCGTCAGTGGAGTCATCGTCTAATGTCAAGGATGCTCTAAATCAAGTCAACGAGATCTTGTCAGGTCGTCAAGGTGAGAAGGGGTACTAGGGCTTAAGTGGTGTGCTGGGTCGTGGAGGATACCCATGACAGATTATTTTTCATAAAGGGGGCATATATATATTATATATAATTAATTATTATGGAATTCTTTAATAAGATAAGACCTCAGATTATACTGGCTATATTATCTCTTGCTGCTATTTCTATAGTTGCCCTTTTTATGGATGGAGATCAATACATTGCTGTTGTCACCGGGGCTTTGGGTGGTATCATAGCTCTTGGGATGAAGCTACTGGATGGGGAATGATGCGGGGTGCAGGTTGTGCAGGTGGATAAAGGAGTATCGTGATAAGATTGATCTAAGTTCGATGGAACTGCAGGCCCTCTTAGATGCGGAGCTAAGTCACAGGCAGAAGTTCCACCCGAATGTTTAGTTTAAATTAAAGGGGGTTTGTTATGCCTAAAGTTGGCAAGAGGCATTTCGCCTATACTTCCAAGGGTAGGGCAGCTGCTAAGAAGTACGCAAGCAAGTCAGGCAAGTCCATGTCGTCTTCAAGGAAGAAGAAGAAGGGGTCCTATGCATGACCTCTGTTAGAGAGGCTGTGTATGATCTTGTAGGGTTTAAGCCCACGGATCTTCAGGAGAATATTCTTTCTTCGGACAAAAGGTTTATCCTTGTAGCTGGTGGGGAGCAGGCGGGGAAGAGCATGGTTGCTGCCAAGTTTCTTCTTCAGAAGTTTATGCATGACGACAGTCCGGGTCTCTATTGGCTGGTGGCTGCTGACTACGAGAGGACTAGGGCGGAGTTCGAGTATCTCACTGCAGACTTTGCTAAGATGGGAATCCTTGCAGAGGTCACAAAGCGTGTGGACCCCGGAAGGATTATACTGGCAGACGGTACTAGGATAGAGACCAAGTCAGCCAAAGATCCAAGGACGCTTGCTATGAGAGCACCCAATGGGATTATAGGGTGCGAAGCATCGCAGCTTGATCTGGAAACCTTCTACAGGCTTCGTGGCAGATGCGCCCCTAGAAAGGGATGGTTCTTTCTCGGCGGTACGTTTGAGAGTTCCCTTGGCTGGTATCCCCAGACATTTTTATCTTGGGAGTCCGGCATAGGTGATGAGCAGAGCTTCTCTCTTCCCAGTTATTCAAACCACTACCTATATCCTGAGGGCAGGGATGATCCAGAGATAAAAAGATTGGAGGCTATTTCCAGTGATGACTTCTTTATGGAGCGCATTGAGGGGAAGCCAGTACCACCTAGAGGATTGGTATTTAATGATTTCCGGGCATCCATACACTCCGGCGAGGTTAATTACGAACCTGAGCAACCTGTGCATATATGGATTGATCCCGGCTACGCTGGCGGTTATGCTCTTGAAGCGGTCCAGATCATAGACGATAACATCCGTGTCTTTGATGAGATATACGAGACAGGACTTGTCACAGAGGAGATCATAGAGAAAGCTCAGGGCAAGCCGTGGTGGAAGGATGTCCAGTACGGAGTTATAGACGTAGCGGGAACACAGCATCAGGCGATGCCTGCCCCTGCGGAAGTATGGCTTGCCAAGACAGGACTTTACCTTGCGTCCCAGAAGGTTCCAATAAATGACGGGACGGAAAGGCTGAAGAGTTTCCTCAAGGTAGATCCCATAACTAGGTATCCAAGATTAAAGATAGATGCATCATGCCGTGGGGTGCTATCGGAGTTTGGTGCCGTACCAAATCCATTTGACGGACAGACCAGAGCGTATAAATGGAAGGTAGACAGGGACGGAAATATAGTTGGAAATGTGCCGGAAGACAAGTATAATCACGGGGTCAAGGCTCTTATCTACGGTATTGTCTATCACTTCGGATACAGCTATGCTGGCAGCCGACAGAAGATAAAGGTGAAGTACTGGTGAGAAAAACAGCCGATGCAATAGTTGATCTGGTGGAAGCGCACCATGAGTCCACCTATTCCTTCAGAGAGCGTATGCAGGAGGATTACGATATCTATCTTATGCGTCCATATGATGCAGGAGATGGATACGAGTCCTATACCTCCAATGAACCCCGGACATATGCAGACAAAGTAATCTCTTGGCTCTCAAGCGCAGAGCTTGTTATCAGGATTCCCAATATCGAGGAACCAAGAGAGATGCGTGAGATGAATGATGCCAAGGAGAAATTCCTGATAGGCATCATGAGGGCAGCTGATGAAAGATTGCGGAGAAGGCTCCAGCCTTCTCTCAGGGAACAGTTATCTTGGTATGTCGCCCTGAGGGGATGGTATGCTGGCAGGGCTCTACTGCACATAGACTCCAAGGACAGAACTCAAGTTGATATAACTCCTTGGGATATCATGCACACATACTGGGGAGAGGGCGAAGAGGGGCTTGCGTGGGCATGCTATAAGATACAGAAGACAAAAGACCAGATACTTCAGCAGTACGGAATCTCCCTTGATGAGCAGGACAAAGAAGTTCCTGTAGATATATATGACTATTATGATGAAGAGCATAATATAGTCTGTACTGCAGATACCATACTTAAAGAAGCTACCCCACATGGTGTTGGCAGGGTCCCTGTATTCATAGGGATGGTCGGGCCACAGCCACTGATACAGAATCTAAACGAGTCAGCTATCACTGATACAGTTGCAGATTACGGTGAGTCTGTCTTTGCTGCGAACCGTGAACTTTATGACAAGCATAACTTCACCATGTCAGTCATGATGGAGATGGTTGCACGGTCAAGGAAGCAAGGCATGACTATCACTTCACGTGATGGTCAGAAGACTCTTGATGAAGATCCATATAAGGCAGGCGCTGAAGTGGCTCTTGCACAAGGGGAATCTATTGAGCCATTGGGCTTGATGGAAGTGGCACGTGAGACAGGTGCCTATATGGGACTTGTCTCTGGTGAGATGCAGCGTGGCTCAATACCCCACACGGTATACGGAGACCTTCAGTTCCAGCTAAGTGGCTTTGCAATCAATACTCTGCGTCAGGGAATAGACAGTGTACTCAGCCCAAGAGTTAGGGCTATGGAAGATGCCTACACACAGATATCCTTACTTATATGTGACCAGTACATAACAGGAGTATATGATCCAATTAATGTAAGTGGCAGAGACAGGAACCGTGCTTTTTTCAATGAAGCCGTTGACCCTGAGGGGATGCAGATGGCAGGGATGCCTGAGATAACTCTTGTCTCTCGACTGCCTGAGGATGATATGTCCCGCATGTCAATGGCTCAGATGGCAAGGGACGGACCTACTCCACTGCTATCTGATATATATGTCAGGGATAAGATACTTGGACTGCAGGATGCAGACTCAATTGAGGATTCGATCAAAGAGCAGATGGCAGAGAGGATTTTGCCAGAAGCATCCCTATGGTCTCTGCTTCAGGCAACTGAGAATCGTGGAAGATCTGATCTTGCACAGTTCTATTATGGTGAGCTTATGCATCTACTTATGCAGAAAAATATGATGAGAGCACAGAGTATGATGCCACAGGGTCCGGCAGCAGGGCAGAACGGAGCCCAGAACGGAGCCCAGAACGGAGCACAGGGTGGTCCTCCAACTGCTAACCCAATGGTTATGCCAAATGCCATGATGGGAGTGCCACCGCCTACTCCAACGCCACAGGCAGGACCTAACGTCCCACCCGGATCTCCAAGGCCGGGAGCACAGGATGTGAATGAAAGATTGAGAAGGATAGGTCTGATGGGGCCAACAGAATAATATGCCTATGTGGAATATTATAAGCCGAACTCCTTATGGATTTAAGTTCTCTGAAACCAATGAGAGGGGCAAGGTTATATCAAGTGATATTGTCATAAGTTCGGGTGAAGAGCACACAACAAAGATGGCAAGGTTTTCTGACATTATGACTCCCGAGCCTGTAGGCTCTTTCTCCGGCTCTCTATCAATGAAGCCCCAAGATACATTACGTCAGGTAATTGCTCCTACTATGACTGATACTGAGAAAGAAGCTTCTATAGAGGATCTACTTGACAATGTTCTAAAAAATGTTCAGCAGGCACAGGGTATAACAAAACAAGTGAAAGATCCTATATTTAGTGATATCAAAGCTAGAGGCCGAGATGCGGGTAAAGAGGTTACTACTAAAGAAGAAGTAACTGAAGAAGTACCTCCTGTAGACGAGGTGCCTTTTGATCGTGATGCTGCCATACAAGACTTAAAAGAGAAGTGGCTTAAAGATAAAGATCTAGGTAACTTTGTTGATGGCTATGCAAATATACTTTTAGACTACAAAGAAATAAACCCTCGTACAGGAGAACGGTATACCGGCAATATTTACTCCCTTGTTCCTGCCCTCGCTTGGTTAGATCCGTCTGGTATTGATATTACAGATACTCAGGCAATATTTGATCTAAAGCCAGAGGACCTAGATACTTTTTCCCCCGGCCCTCCAGAAGATCCAGGGTTGACAGGAAGAAAGCCTAAATCTGAGGACCTGAAAAAAAGGTATGAAGCACATCGTGATAGTTATCTAACAC